CTAGTGCAGGGAATACCAGCATTGATCGGAAAGATTCCAAGCATGGTAAGCCAGATTAAGAATGCATTTACCAGTGTGAGCTGGGGCAGTGTTGGAATGAATATTATAAAGGGCATTGCCAGCGGATTAACCGGTGCAGCCGGTGCAATCGTAGAAGCGGCGAAAAGTGCAGCAAACAAAGCATTAGATGCGGCAAAGAGTGCTCTTGGAATCCATTCGCCATCCAGAGTATTCCGTGATCAGGTAGGTAAGATGATGGCTCTTGGTATGGGAATTGGATTTGAGAAGAACATTCCGATCAAGTCCATGAATGTAGGAGTACAGAGAGCAGTATCTGGATTACAGAAATCCGTAGATCTTGCATTATCGGCGAGAACTGCAGACAAGACAATCGGAAGAGTAAAGAATTATCCGGGATTCGATGGAGGAAAAGATATCGATTATGACCGGTTAGAAAGGATCCAGATGAGAGCTGCAGAAAAAATGGCGAAGCGTCCAATCTATCTGGGAACAAAGAGAATTGATGAGCCATTACCGAAAGGAGCGGTGCCGGCATTATGATAAAGGCATATTATAAGAACAGCAAGGGAGAGGTGCTCTGGTTGACCAGGGCACCTTTTCGCACAATAGATGCGGACTGGTTTGACAGTACATGGGAAGAGACAGAGGATGGTTATGAAAAGGTAATTACCTTGGACGTATTTGGAAAGAGAGAAGAGTTCACGCAGAACATGGAAACGCTGTATAGAATCATCTCTGTGGATGCTGAAACAGGGAATTACGGGCGTTTGTATGTGAATGATACGTTCTTGCCGTGTCAGATTTATAAGACCAAGAAAACGGGATGGAAAGGATATGTGTATACGGAGGTAGAGCTTACATTCCTTGCTCCGGAATTGTCTTGGATCACAGTCTTGGAAAAAAGATTTTTCCCGCAAAAAGAAATAGCTGCAGATAGCGGATTGGATTTTCCTTGTGGTTTCCCATTTGATTTTATGAATGAGAAAAGAGGGACCGCAGAATTTGAAGTTGATCATATTATTCCGTCCGATTTTGAAATGGTCATATATGGGCCATGCGTAAATCCTAAGGTATTAATGAATGGTTATCCATATGAAGTCCTTACTACGTTAGAGAAGAATGAATATTTGATTATAAACAGCTCGGAGCAGACGATCATGAAATATCTTTCCAATGGAACAATAGCGAATCTGTTTGACGTCCGTGGATATGATTATTCCGTATTTGAGAAAATCCCATCCGGATTGATATCGGTAAATTGGAGTGGAGACTTCGGAATAGATTTATATGTGTTTCTGAAGCGGAAGGAGGCAGCATGGTAATTCTGGCGACAAGGAGCAGAGAAATAGGAACGAATCCATTATTGGATGCAAATTGCACTTTTGATGCCAATAAAGATCGGGAATTTTCTATTAAGATTGCCCGGTGTAACTGGACGGGAGATATGACATTTGGAAATCTTGTGTACGTGCCAGATACAGAATTTGGCGGAATTATCGAAGATATACTGACGGACACATCTTTGGACTATGTGGAACTAAAAGGTTACACATGGCGCGGACGTATGGAAATGAAAGTGATAGAGCCGCCATCTGGAAGTGATTACAAGACGGTATCGGGAGAATTGAATGCAGTCCTTAAAAAACTGATTGAACCGGAATTTGGAGGATTATATGTTGTATCAGGGGAAAGTACCGGGGTGGCCGTAAGCAATTATCAGTTTGACCGCTATTGCACATTGTTAGAAGGAATCACCAAGATGTTGAAAACTGTTGGATATAGATTGGATATTCAACACAAGCGAGAGCGAGGGGTTCCCGGATACATTCTGATCAGAGCCGTACCGATCGTGGATTATTCCGATGAGATTGAGCTATCAAAAGACTCAGGACTTAATTACACGATGGAAGATAAAAGAAATGGAGTAAATCACTTGATCGTGACCGGAAAAGGTGAGCTGAAGGATAGAAATGTATTGCACTTGTATGTATGGCCAAATGGTTCATTCAAGAAGACACAATATTATAAGGGATTGGCTGAAATCACTCAGGTATATGAAAATACATCAACAGAAACGGATGAATTAGAGAGCCAAAGCACAAAGAAATTGCAAGAACTATGTAGCAAAAAGATTTTTGGTATGGACATAGCAAAGCTTGGTATTGATGTGGGCATTGGAGATATTGTTGGTGGCCGGGATTATATTACAGGGATGTATTCCAGTCGTCCAGTAGCCAATATTATTTATAGTGTTACAAATAGAGTAGAGTCTAAAGAATACGAATTGGAAGGAGAGAGCGATAATGGAAATAGTTAGTGGAAGAACAGGAAAACCACATGTTACGAGCCAGCAGTTCCGGCAGATCATAGAAGGAATCATTAGTGATGATAGTTGTATATTACCGTCAGGAGAAAATCTGGAACCGGAGCTGGTATCCAACAATTCTCTCAAGATCCGAAGCGGAATGATGTGCCATCATGGGAATGTGTCTTCTGTAAAAATCGGAACTTATGATGAGGTGGAACTTACAAATGGATCGCAGGGAATGAAGAGGATAGATCTGATTGTTAACCGGTATACAAGAAACGAAGAGGATAACACAGAGAAAAATGAATGGGTTGTGATCATGGGAACCCCTGCAGAGAGTAGTCCAGTAGTTCCGGAGTATACGCAAGGAGACCTGCAAAAAGGAGATCTTTTGGATGATTGCCCGGTATTCGAAGTACATTTTGATGGAATTAATATTGTGGAAGTGACAAAGAAATTAGAGATCGCTAAGACAAATAAGGATTTGGCAGATAAACTTACTGAATTAAATAAAAATATTGCTTGTTCTCCGTCTGTCAAAAGACAGGAAACACTTGTATCTTTTCAGCGAAATCAGCGGTATAAGATAGAGCACACTGGTCAGATACAGTTCGCATGTGCTTTTTCCTCAACTCAGGGATACTGCCGAATCTATGTATATAACAGTTCTGGCGAAATCGTGTACCGTGAACAGCTTAATCCTGCACCCGTTCCATCGAACGAAGTGGCTACTGGACAGCTTGCCGTGTTTGAAGGATGGGAATTTTTGGCAGAATCTTACAACGCTCTGGTGGCGGGCGCGCCGAAGTATACGCTTACTTATTAAGTGGATAGATATACATATTCCAACCTATAATTAACTCGCATTGGCCCCTCTTTATTCCAGTATTTCTATCCAACCAATCATGAAGGAGGTATGCGTGTTAACTATAAGTTAGAATATTTCTATGGATAACATTTCTACTCAACTGTTACCACCCCGTATCCAAAATAGAATATTACATAATTTATTCTAATGCTACCAGCAGAAGCATCCTGATTAAACGTTGCATGCCATGCGCTGTTTAAGTAGGTACTGCCTTCTACATGCACTTTTTGAGCAAGACCATCGCCGTTAGTCATTAATACCACTGTGTTTGCATTAGAAGAGTTAGTTACGCCAAGTGCTTTATTTATCTCAGAATTAGTAAATACTTGTACAGATGTGCTAGCTTTTGCGTTTACAACCTTTGATCCGGCTATCATTTTAGTTATATTCTTATTGACTGATTTTACGGATGTTATATTTTTATTTAATTCAGCAACTTTATTGGACAAATCCTTATTTTACACAGAAAGGAGAGATATATATTATGAAAATTACTTTTAATGATGCGTCAGAAATGACCATCCAGTCAGCAACCATCCGAACAGATGGATCACTGTTGATCAAAACCATCTCTGTCACGGAGGATGAGCTCCGAAATACATTCCAGGATGAATTCCGGACGAAAAAGATTACCGTAACGGAAAGAGAAACGACCGTAGCAGAGTACGAAGATTACACAAACCTGAATGCACTGGTGAAATATACCGGTGGGATTCTTGGCGTAGTGATGTATCGGGAAAAAGAATCACCAATGGATCGTATTGATGCACTGGAAGAGCATGTGGACAATCTAACGGAAGCTAATAAAAGCCGTGAGGCTGAAAATGCAGAGCTTATCGCTACCGTGGACAGTATCCTCACAGACGTGTTACCGGCACTGCTCGGTGATGGCACAGAAGAAACTAATACAGAAAATACGGATACAAAATAAGAAAGGAAAAGAAAGGATGAATGATATGACAACATTTATTGCAAGCAGAATTATGGAAGAGGCTGACAGAAGCATTGAGGCGGGACAGAAAAAATACCGTGCATATTTTGTAAAAACGCGCTTATACAAGAGATGGAAAGACAATGTTGATACCATTTTAAAAACCGATGGTTACGATGAGGTCATCGTAGAAAATTAAGGAGCGTCGCGATGGACAATATTATAGAATGCAAATTAGAATCGACTTACAAAGAAATATTCACCGGTCTCTGGCAGTATGATTACGGTCAGAAACTGCGAATTACTGGTGGGGACTTTCAGAAGCCGTAGAGATACAGTTTTCCTTAAATTGGTAAGAGCATTTAGAATCAGCATCGAGAACGGAGAAAACATCTTATGCCGGAACAACGATTGTGGAGAATGATGCAGACTGCTACATGGAAGTCTCTGCTGGTGGTGGAGACGCGTTAAGAACCAAGAAGCTGGCACTGCTCTTGGGAGATTAGAGATAAGACAAAGAGATTGAATCTTATATATAAAAGTGGTACACTGTCTTTTACAAAATACGAAGGAGAAACATCGATGCCAAAAGAAGTAATTATCTCGCTTATTTCCACTGTTTTAGGGACGGTTGTTGGATGGATTTTAAATTGTTTTTCGCTTAATGCGGGGAGAATAGTAGTAGAAATTAATGATTTTCATGCAGCTCCGCAAGAATTTGCATATACATATTCAAATGGTCGGTGCACTGGAACGAGAGAGAAAAGGATTATTGCCTCGTTTGAACTATTAGTGACCAATAAAAAACAAACAACTTGTGGGATTAATAATTACCAAGTATATCTAAAAAATAAAAATGGAGAAAGACAGTATTTTACGGATTTAACAGAACAAATGGCAGTGTATTACGATGGTACAGATTTATTAAATATACCAGGGAGAACAACAAAAAGCAAAAAAATAGAGAAAGAACTTATGCTTTGGTGGAAACAGAGTCTAAAGGGGAGTGTGATATGCTTAGAATATAGGATTAATGGGAAAAAGAAAATACATAGATGTATACTAGGAAAAATGAAAGAGTAGAGTCGTGCTTATTAATACGGCTTCTACTCTTTTTATATGTAGAAAGGAAAGCACATGGAAATCAGAGCAAGACCTTAACAGGGTCTTATTTTTATACATAAAAATATAATAAGAAAGAAGTGAGGTATATGAAAATGGAACAGGCAAATTATATCAAAGCAATTTTCACGGCGGTATTCGCCTTTATATCGGCTCTCCTGGGTGTTCTGGCGGTGCCGGTAATATTATTGGTCACATGTAACCTGATAGACTACGCTACGGGTTTGATGGCGAGCAAATACAGGTCGCAGGATATTAATTCCTATAAGAGCATAAGAGGTATTTTTAAAAAAGTTTCTATGTGGCTTTTAGTGGTAGTAGGGGCAATAATTGACGAACTGTTGCTATATGCAGCCACAACGATTGGAAAGCCGGTGCCGGTTACATTCCTGATCGCATGCATTGTGGCGATGTGGCTAATCTGCAATGAAATCATTTCGATTTTGGAAAATATTCAGGATATGGGAGTAAATATTCCGGCTTTCCTGCAGCCACTGGTTAAACATATTAGATCGCAGGTGGAAGAACGGATTAATATAGACGAAAAAGATTCTGAGGACGAGTAA